GGCACGTGGGCCAAACGACCCACGGCTTATTGCGGTAGACCTTCGGAGCGCCAGCGGCATTGATCTGCGTCTTGAATCGATAGGCCCCGCGGGTGTGCAGGATGATAGGCTTGGCCTCGGGAATCATCGCCTCGCAGATGCCCGCGATAAACGTATACTCCGGCGGAAGTTCCTGGAAGCGGACGCCGGGGACCGTAGACATTGCCATTTCGAGCGTCCGCTGGTCCCATGCCTCGCGGCCGTCGGGTAGCACGTCGGGGTATTTCTCGTTAATCTCTACCCAGCGGCGCACAAGCTGGCGGGCGGCGTCCGTATCCCCGAAGTAGACGGTCCCGGAAAGGAAGTCCCCCGCGCCGACAGCCGGCGTCGGCAGATGCACCGCGGCCACGTCTACATCGCGGCGCATGTTCAAGAGCGCTTCGGGCCGCTGCACTACAATGGCGTCAACGTCCACGTAGACCAGCGGGCGGGAGGCAAACTTGACCTGCATTTCGCGGATGAACTTGGCTTTGTACTGAGTGTTCTTTTGCCATGACCCGAGGCTATCAATCGGGTGCAGGTAGTAGGGCAACCCGTGCGCCTCCAGGGATAGGCGGAGCAACTTGGCTTCATCGGCATACGGCGTGTCCACCGTGTAGAAGCCGATGAACAGCGGCGGCTTGGCGGTAGCCTTGTCCGCCGGCGTGGCGGGCGCGCCGTGAACTTGGACGGCCGCGCTAACCGGGATGCTGGCGAGATAAGCGTCCGTGATCTGGTGCGTATTGCCGCCCAGGTCACGGACGTATAGCCCGTCAGGGAACAGCTTGGCAAAGGCGAGGCAGCCCTGGATATGCTGCTTCTGGACTAGACCCTCGTGGCCCTCGCCCCACAGGGCGTCCATGCCGACGATGGTAGCCTTGCGATAACCCTTCTTGCGGAGCCAGTCGAGCGCGCAGAACGTGGAACTTGAATACTTGCCGACCAGTTCAAGGCACTTGTCCGGCTCCTCCATGGCCCGGAGGTTGGCGACGTGTTCCGCTTGGACGTGCCAGCCCTTGAACTCGCCCCAGTCCTTTTGCATGGCAAAGGGGCAGTCAACGGAATAGGCGGCGTCTACGTGCGCGCCACTGGCCTTGGTGTGCGCCAGGAATCCAGCATTGAGGCAGACGGAATAGGCGGAGTCGGGCGGGTTGTAGCCCTCTGCGCTCGGCCCATTGCAGATCAGCACGGCCTCGCCCTGGCCGGTGGGCCGGTTGGGGTGGACTGTGAGGTCACTCATTGGGCATCACGATCAGGCGCTTTTGCAGCGCCTCAAGGCAAGCTACACCAGTGACCCGGCCGATAACCCGGATCGGCTCGGGCATCTTCTCAAGGTCGCCGGCCTGCCAGGTAAAGACTTCGGGGCCGCCGATGCGTTCGCCGGCGTCGTTTAGCGCCTCGACCGTTACGCGCAACCCGTTAGTGCGCTCGGCAACCATCAGAACCTCAGCATGTCGTCAACGATGCGGTTGGGCATGAACTTACCCATTTTCTGCATGTAGTCATACCGATAGCGCGAGAGGCAGTCCCAGCACAGCCAGCGGGCTACACCCTTGTAGTCGCCGCGCAGCGTATTCATCCCGCCCCTGCCGCACTCGCGGCACTTGCGGGCGGAGAGCGGGACCGTATCCGCCCGAATCTCGCGCATACTGAAAGCGGCCATCTTGTCTCCGGGGCTTGGGGGGCGGCCCAATTGCCGCCCCCTTGCCCGTGTAGTAACTAGCCGTCGCGGCTGTAGACCTCGCAGACGCCGACATCGCGGTGGTCGAAGCTGAACGCCTCAGCCCAATAGGTCGAAGCGTAAAGCTCGGCATCCGTCGGGTTGGCCTTGCTCGCCAGCGCCCAATCCATGCCGTAAACGCCCACGGCGAACAGCCCCTCAATCGTGACGCGCTTGGACCTAACCGAGCGCTCGATGAGGTCCGGGGTGACAGTCAGAAGCGGGCTGTCAATGCCCGGCATGACCCAGCAGGAGCCGGGGCAGAGGATGAAGTTGCGGTAGTTGTAGCTACCGGCAGTGACCAGGACGGCCGGGGTATCGTCATCCACGCACAGACGCATCCCGCCGATGGCCTCAAGCCCCTTGCCGACATCCTCCTTGGACTCGACAAACACGCGGATAAGGCCGCCGCTGTTGGACCCGGACACGATGTCCTGGGACAGCGAGCGGGCGCCCGCGCTGTGAACCACGAAAGCCACGGCGTCGGAGCCGCGGTCACCCATGAGGCTCTTGGCGTAGATGAGCCGGCTCAGGGTGAGGGTCTTGACGGTAAGGCCGGTCAGATCGTAGAGGTGCTGGCCGCCGGTGGACTGCTTGGCGATAACGCCGGTCAGCGCCTGGTACAGAGAGGTCTTGGCGAAGCGGGCCGCGCCCTTGCCGAAGTTCTCGGCCAACTCGGCAACCAGCTCCGGCTCAGTCTTCTTGTAGCCGTAGCGGGCCATGGCCAGGAACTCAAGCGGGGTGGCCGGGGCGAAGGTGCGGACGGGGCCGCGCCCACGAACCGAAGTGGGGCCGGCGAGCGCGTCAACGGCCGTGGTGGCGGTCGTGTCAACGCGGGTCACGGTCCCCTGGTAGACGAACCGCGGATTCTCGGCCGCGAGTTCGGGCTTGACCTCGGCGTTAGCCGGGTGGAACTCAATGCCGCCATAGAAAGCGGCGTCGTACTGAGCCAGCTTGGCCCAGAATGCAGCCTGTGCATACGGGGAGAGCTGCTGAAGCTGTGCACCAGCAGCAGAACTAACAGCAGGAGTAGTCGCCATGGGATTGTTCCTTTAGAGTTTGTCGCGCCCCGCGGGCCTTGCGCCCTTGGGTAGCGCGTCGAATGCCTCTTGGCCGTACTGAGCGATAAACACGCTCATGGCCGCCGGATTGCGAGAAACGACCGAACGGCCAGCGGCATCCGTGCTTGTGCTCCACATGAGCTCGGCCTGGGTCTTCGGCATGTTGGACGGGCTAAACCCGCCCTTGTCCGTGCCGGCGCCAGAGCCGGGCCGCGCGGTAGCTTCCAGCAGATCATCCTTGCCTTTGAGGAAGTTGGCGAGGTAGTCTTTTAGCGGAACCTCGCTGTCCTTGGGGCCGATGTAGAGGTTGCCCTGTTCATCCTCGCGGGCCTGTGCGGAAAGGGCCGTGACTAGCAACTCGCGGGCGGACGCGGTGACGTGTGAATCGGCAATAGCCTTTTCCACAAGCCCCTTGATAGCGCGCGCGTGTTCCCTTTGATAAGCGGCCTCCATGGTCTTTAGCCGCTCGTTGACTTCGGCCACTTTCACCTTATCCGGGTTGACCTTGCTGGCGTCGTCGCCGTCCTTGGGGGTGTCGGCGTTACCCTTCAGCATCGCGGTGATTTCCTCTTTCAGCGAGGCCGAGTAGCGCTTTCCCATGCCCGTAACCTGTTCGGAGAGCTTGGGTAGCAACTTAGTGGCGACGCTTTCCACGAGTTCGTCAATGCTAATGCTGGGCGCGTTGGCGGGCGCTCCATCCCCGGCAGGCTTTACGGCGCCTGCATCGCCGCCCGTGGTATTCTCCACGCTCATGATTGGCTCCTAGCCTTTCGGCTCCACCCGGCTACGGGCCGGGTCATTTGTGCGTCAACAGTGCAATCGTTTGTGCGCGGGCGCGGATTCGCAACCCCGCAAAAGCTAGTTCCCGAGAGGCGCTTTCGCCGCTCACGCCCCACTTACCGCCCAACATGGCGTCCATCCAAAACTTCTTCTGTTGTACGGCAATGTCGCGGTCTATCCGCTGGTCGCGGCGAAGGGCCGACAGGGTAAGTTGGCCGGACTTGTGCCGTTGCACGGCCGCGCGGATATCCGCGTTAACACCCTTCGCAATCTGTTCTTTTGGTTGCCCCGTAACGTTAGCAACGTTTGCGACGGCCAGGGACAACCCCGTATTGTCTTGCGCCGCCCGGAAAATCGCCATCTGTTCCTTAGACGCCGGCCGCTGTCCGCGTGATACTGCGACGGCGGCGGCGCGCGCATCGGCCTTGCTGGTATATTCCCCGACGGGGTGACTCTGCCCCTCAATGTCCTTGACGCTTACGCGATAGGTTCCCTTGCCGGTGGGGGTTATGAACTCGACTTGCTTCCCGCCGGACCCGATCCCGCGGCTCCCCGGCCCCTTCGGCATAAACTCGCCGCCCTTGCCGATGTAGACGTGCTGGCCGGAGTCAAGCGTCACCCACGGCATTTACTTGCCCTCCGGCTTGAGCTTTGCGGGCGGGAAGCCGGGCTTCTTGGGTTGCGCGCCGCCCATAAGGTCGGGAGGTTCGGGCGCGCTCATGTCGGCCTTTTCAATCTCGGCATGTGCTTTCTTGTGGAGTTCGTCGGGCGCGTTGGGGAAGCTTTCCTTGCCGGCCTGCTTCCACGCTTCCTTCGCATAGGTCGGGGACACCGGCTCGCCTTGCGGGCCGCGTTGCCAAACCTGGGCGCGGCTCAGGGCGCGTTCCGGGGCCTGGCCGACGAAGCCGGCCTTGCGGTATTCGACGGCCTTGTCTTCGGTGATACCCCTGTCGAGCTTGACCAGCTCGACCATGTCGTTTTCAATCTGCTCGGCCAGGGCGGCAAGGCCCTTGAGTGTGCAGCCTTCGCCGACCTCGAATTCAACTTGCACTTGCGCGGCGCTGTTCGCCATGCCCGCCGCGTCCTTGCCGGGGGCGGGCTGTGAGCTGCGGCCGTCAATCCCGGCCTTGGTAAGAATGTCCTGTTTGTAATGCAGATAGGCGATCCAGTTACGGTCCTGGCCGGTTCCCTGGACTTCGAGCCAGGCCATGTCCTCTTTCGGGTTGTCCTTGTCTCCGGGGTCTAGTTCGTGATAGCAGTTGGGGGAAACGTTGGCATCGGCCTTAGATTGACCCGGACCAGTTAGTGGGTTGGGCCGCTTCCACCATTTTAGGTGCGGGTGGCCCGTTAGATAGCTGTCCCATCGGTGCAGGGATATGGCGTGGAATGCTCCCATTTCAGCCATCATGCACTCGATAAGCGGGGTGCGGCTGTCTATCGGGTCTCCGAGAATCTTGCGCCAGCGGGCTACAACCACGGGCAGGCGCTTGGCGGCGGTAATGCCGTCTGAGTACGGGATAGGCTCGGGGCTCAGGTTTTCCAGCTTCTCCGGGTCACCTTTCTTGGTGATGATCTTCCAGAGCGTGATACCCTTGAGGTCAATCTCGCGGATTTCCTCAACTTGGGTGGTATCATCCTCGCGCCGCAGGCTGGACGTAACGCGCACGTAGATCAGCTTGCCGCGGCCATCTGCCCGCCAATCCAGAATGCGCTCCGCGGGGTACAGGGCGAAGTAAGGCAGGTCAACGCCTTGCGCCTTTTCGTCGGCTCTGTTCTTGACCGCCGCCGGGTCAAATACGGGACGGTCCATGAGCAGCAGCGCGTAACGCTTCCAAGAGCAGTCCTGGGCCGCCTCGCGGGCCATGTCCTCAAGCGGTTCGCCGTCGGGTCCGGCGCGGTCTATGAAGTCCTTGAGCGCGGCGTCCGCAAAGTCCCGGCGGGGCTCTTCTGACCAGACTACGTTAGTGACCCGTTCCACAATTCGGGGCGTGTCCGGGCTGTAGTCAGTGAGCTTGGCGCGCTGCGTAAAGGCGTTGGCGTCTTCGGTTCCGCCCTGGTCGTTCAAGAACCGCTTGCGGGTTGCGAGGTCCGAGAGCCGCCCATTGCGGAGCGCGTCGGCCCATGCCCACTCCTCGCCATAGGCGTCATGGAGCGCGTTCTTGGCGCGGAGCTTTTTGATCTGCTCGTTCATGTCAACGGGCATTGACTACCAACCTTTCGGGAAGGGGTTAGCGTTGACGTTGCCGGTTTGACCCCGGCCCGACAACCCCCATACGGCGAGGGCCAGCGAGATAACGCAGTCATCATGGCGGCCTTCGGGGGCGCCGAACTTGGGCTTGCCCTGCGGGCCTATGACCATTTCGAAGTCCTGGAGTTCGGACACCAGCGTCTTGAACACGTCGCCCTCTTCGGGGATGCCGAGGCCGCCGGGCGTCTCAATGGTCAGTTGCAGGCGGCGGATAAGGGCGGACTTGCTCTCTTGGGTGAACGTGTAGGGGTTAAGTGACATACCCTGGACGCGCAACTGCTCTACCACTGGGACGCCAACACCCGTCGAGTCCACCCATACCGGCCCCGGATATAGGCGGGTCACGGTGGGGGCCAGGAGCGCGGCTTGCTCCAGGTAGGGCATCTTCTGGAGCCGGGTCATCTGCGCTATCCGCCGGCTGGCAACGTCAATCGTGGTTAGGACCGTCCAGTCCTGAGACTGGGCCAGGTCGAGCCCGTGAACGTAGACGGCGTTGCGGCGGGGCTCTTGGAAGCCGCCCGTGACCATGCGCTCTTCCAGCTTAGGGAAGCACGTGGCGCGGTTCTCAAGGAACTCAGCAAGGCACTCTTGCCGGAAGAGGTCTTTTGGCATGGACGTTTGCATTACGGGCCACTCGGCCTCGGGGAACAGCGGGTTGGCGTTAGTAGGCATTTGCCAAGAGGCGGTATCCGCGGCTCCGTCCTTGCCCTTGCGCCATTCGTCGTACCACCAGTTGCGACCTCGCGGTGTCCCGGCTGTCAGAATGCGCCCCTGTCTGTCCGCAACCGTGGGGCGAAGGGCACTGGCGTACCACGGCCCATAGAACTGTGCGGCCTCATCAATGCAGAGCAAGTCAAGCCCCGCCCCGCGAAGGTTATCCTCGCGGTCACCAGTGCGGATTTCGAATACCGACCCGTTGACCAGCTCTAGGATCGGCGGGCGCTCAGAGCAGCGTTGAATCAGCTTGACGCCGGCCTTTGCCTCGATGGAGCGCAGCACGGGGATAAGGCTGGTGGGGTTGCGGTCCCAAACCTCAGCGCCCTGTTGGTAAATCGGCGTGACCAGCCATGCGCGCTTGCGGGGCTGCAAGATGCACTCAAGAATGGCCGTAGAGAGCAGCGCCGACTTGCCCCAGCGCCGGCCGCAAGAGACGTGCCGGAACCGCGCCGGGCTGGCGAGTATTTCACGCTGTCCGCAGTGAGGCGCATAAGGCATGGCGACTTCCATTAGGCGGGCTTCTCCGGCCAGGTGAGCTTGACCACCAGCGGTTCACCGTTACCGCCGGTTACTTCAATGGCTTGCGGGGCCTTACCCATAAGTCGCTCGAAAAAGGTTGCGGCCGCTTTGGGGTCTCCGCGATGTGCAACCACCGTATGGCACTTGGGGCAAGTGACTTCCTTGCCCTCAAGTGCCGAGTCAATGACCTCTTGCCAGACGGCCAGGAACTGCTCTTGAGTAGTGGCTTCTTGCAGGAGCCGCCCCCAGCGTTGCGCTTTGCCAGAGCCGTCTGGACGCCCCGGGCCGCCGGGGTTGCCCTTGATGAATGTGCCGTCTGGATTTCGGTCGGGCGCTTCCGTTTCTGGATTCATTGCTTTAGTTCCGTTTGGAGCCGACCCAAGGACTTGAACCTTGAACGTCCTGGATACGGGCCAGGTGCTCTGCCGTTGAGCTAGGCCGGCTCGCGGAGTTCATCGCGTAGTCAGCCCCCATGTGTACTTGACCGTGATTCCGAATACGGCCATCAGCGCGGGTATCGCGCCGCGTTCATCAGTAGCCGGGGCGGCCGGCGGGTGATACGGGTGTTTCTGCCCCGCCGGTCTGCCCGCGGCGATACGGGCGTTTCTGGTCAGGCGGCCGCCCTTAGCCGTTGCGGCTTTCGCCGCTCTGGTCTTCACAATGTCCACCTACAAGTATAAAGGGGGCGTATAAATGGAGATTTTTGCCGATTAAATCTTCCCCCGCTTGCACTTTTTGACCTTTTTCCGGAAGGCGTCTAGGCGGTCCCGGATGGTTTTGCGACTTACGCCTAGCAACCGGGCGGCGTCTTTTTGCTTCATTCCGGGCTGGAGCCCTATGCACAATTCGGCGGCTTCCCGTTGCTTGGGGGTACAACAACAGCCGAAGTGAGCGGTCACGTCAAGCTCGGCAACGGCCAGTTCCCCGGCCTCTATGGCTTGGCGAACATTGAGCGGGTCAATCATCTTTTCCTGTGCCTACCCTCTACCGCGCGATAAACGTCATCGCGCTTAGCCTCGCGAATAGCCAAGAGTTCCTCTAGTTCCGCGTCACGCGGGCCGTTGCATCCGAGGGCCAAGAACGCTTCCGCCCGTTCCTTGGCGTCCGGCATACACGCATGGCAAAGCGTATCGCGGTTGTATGAATTTAGCTTTTTGCCGCACTTGCGGCATCGGCGCGCCTTGCGCTTGCGGGGCTTGTCAGGCATCGGCTTCCCTTTCGGCTTCGAGTTCTCGGCGTTCTAGTTCGCAGGCGATGATGGCCCCGGCTTGCCGGAGTACCATGTCTGCCGGGGTCTTGACGGCGCTATCGTGCATGGCGGCGATGGATTGCCACCAGCCCAGTTCGTCGCGCTCCATGGCCCACATTTCGTCGGCTATGGACGTAAGCAGGGCGAGCCGGGCGCGCTTGACGGGGCTAAGGGGCATCGGCGGCCTCTGTGTCGGGTATCCCGGCCTTGGGGGTCTTTTCGCCTAACGGAGCCTTACGCGGGCCTACGGGCCTATCGTGGGGGTCGTTTAGGACCAGTCCGGACAGGGTTATCTTGACCTCCCGGACCAAAGCGGCGAGTTCTACCACCCCGGCGAGCTTCCGGGCGTGGGTTTCGGTCCGGATCGCCCCTTCGGTGTAGGCGTCCAGGGCGGCGGCCAGGGAGCCGAAATACATGTCCCGGTTGCCGTAGGTTAGCACCCAACAGAGCGGGTCCGCCGATAGCGTGTACCCGTAGGGCAGGTTCACCGGTTCGGCCATGTCAGCTTTGCGTTGACCTCTTGCCATGTCAGTCCCCTTTCCTTGCGATTTCGGCCCAATCTGCGGCGTCTAAGGCCACTTCCTGCCCGCGGCGCCAGATTAGGACTGGGGCGCCGGCCGGGAAGCGGTCGTATTCCAGGTGGTAGGCGGCCAGGGCGTTGAGGATGTAGCTGTCGGCCATGGCATCGGCCTCCATGGCGCTCCCCGGCCTAACCACGTGGTCTATCTTGCGGTGCCTGAGCCAGTCCTTGGCAAACTCGCAGACGGCGCATTTTATGACCCCGGTGGCGTCGGCCACGTAGAGGGCGAAGGGGGCGCGCTTGGTCATGCGCCTAGCCTCCACGGGGGGGTATGCGCGGCGATCCAGCCCCCGCAGGCATCGGAGAGCAATGCCCGGACTATGGCCGCGTCGCCGACTACCCGCCAACGGCGGCCCAGCGGCGAGCCCGCCTCCCGCTTCCGGCGCATGTATGCCCGCCCGACCGCTCTCCGGCAGTCCTTGCACCGCGTAGACAGGCCATTCGGCCTCCGCTTGTCAGCGTCGAAATCCTCGGCAAGCAACGTGCGCCGGCATGTGCCGCAGCACTGATTCATGGCTTGCCCTCCTGAGCCTTGGCCTTGTCGCGTATTTCCCGAAGGCGAATGTTCATGGCGCGATTCCAGCGCTCCTGGGTGGTGACACCATCCTGCAAGAATGTGTCTGCCTCTATGTCCCACTCGCGCTTGCGGGCTATGACCCAATCCATGGCCTTAGTCGCCCGTTCCCGGTTGCGGCCGGGGGCTACCTTGTGACCAAGCTCGCAGGAGCATGGCACGGTGAACTGGTGGATACCGTCGAGGCCGTTGACGGCCGGCTCGTGGCCGGCGATAAGTTCAACGCTGGCGACAAAGGCATCCTTGTCGCGGTAGCCCATGACCAGAAGCTGGCCGCCCGTGCAGTGGGGGCAGTAGGCCCCGCCCGGCTCATAGGCGTGGACCTCAAGGGCGCGCATGGCCTGTTGGAAAAGCCCGACCTGGGGGCGGGCAAAGCCAGAGCCCCGCAATTCGTCTACCTTGTCGAAAATACGGTCAGCCTGAGCATCCGGGAGGGCGTCAACCACCTTGGATTTCCACAGGCGGACGGCCTCTGGATTGCCCTTGACGTGAGGCGGTTCGCCCCAGCGGGCTTGATAGAGGGCCATGAAGCGGTCAGCGTCCATCGGCGTCTCCTGGCTTGTAGGCTTTCAGCGCGTCCGCAAAGGTTCCTTCGGAGGGGCGGGGGCTCTGCCGGGGGCGGTCCTGTGCCTTGGCAAGCCAGCGGTTCAAGAACGCGGTTCGGAGCTTCTTGCGCCTTGCCGGGTTAGCCATTTCCCAAGCGTGGGCTGCGGCTATCTCGGCCCGAAGGTCAACGCCGGGGTAGGCTTGCCGCCACGTGCCTTCAAGCTGTGGGATGGCAAAGCAAAGCTTGGGGTCGGCTTCGTAGAGCGGCAACCCCCTCAACAGCGGCGGTATGGCGTGAGCCGCGGCCGTTGGCGGCTCCGCCCTACTGACGTTGTTATTCTCTTGTAGTTGTGGTTGTGGTTGTGGTTGTGCTAGCGTCCCGCTATCCTTAAGGATATCCGTATGGCTATCCTTACGGCTATCCGTACGGCTACGCCATGCGCGCTTATTAGCCTCCCCTCCGGCGCGAGCCCAGCGGCATCGCGTTTCGTAGACCCGGCCAGCCTTGAGCAGTTCTGCGTCTACCCGCTTGTGACGCCAGTGCCCACCATCATCCGCGAAAAAACGCTTGACCCGCTTCCATTCCCGCCCAGCTATGGCCCTGGCTTCCTTGTCCGCCAGCGGCCCGCCCTTGCGCCAGTAGGCCATGAGGCAGAGCAGATAGGCCCCATGCTCCGCCCGGGTCAGGTCAACCGTATCTGCGGTGTAGTCTCCGATGTACAAGGGCATCCACGTGTCAGGCTTCATTCGTCTCTCCGAAAAGCTGCCCCTGCCCCTCGCGGTGCTCAGCAGGGGTGAGGCCCTTGGCGGCGGCGGCGAGGCGCGGCGTTGCCAGTTCCCCGGCGTACTTGGGGTTAAGCTCGAAGCCTATGAAGCGCCGGCCGAGGCGCAAGGCGACCTCGCCGGTTGTTCCGCTTCCGCAGAACGGGTCAAGAACGATGTCGCCCGGTTGCGACAGGTGCGGGTATTCGGCCACCTTGAAGTCGTGGGTACTCGCCTTGATGCACGTCTCCGGAATCTCCGGCGGGAACGTGGCGAAGTGCGCCTCGGCGTAGGGCTTCGTCGTGATTGTCCAGACGGAGCGTCGGTTGCGTGTGCCTTGCTTGCCCCATCCCCGAATATTGGCCTCATTTCCGGCCGTTCTGTCGTGCCTTGTGCTGTTTGGGTCAAAAGTTGCATACCCAGGGGCGTGTACGTCCGTGGATGCCGGTTCCGCCACCGCCCCCGCGTCGTAGTAGTACCTTGCCGATTTCGTCAGCATGAAGATGTACTCATGCGCCTTGGTGCAGCGGTCGGTGACGCTCTCTGGCATGGGGTTCGGCTTCGCCCAGATGATGTCCTGACGCAGCCACCAGCCGTCCGCTTGCAGGGCGAAGGCTACGCGCCAGGGGATGCCAACGAGGTTCTTCGGCGCAAGGCCAGTCTGTCCGTCGCGGTTGGGCCCAGCGTATCCGCTCCCCTTATGGCTCTTGGTCTGCGGGACCTGTCCGCTTCCGCTTCCGTTGGCAACGTAACTATCCCCCAAGTTCAGCCACAGCACCCCATCATCCCGCAGCACCCGGCGTAACTCGCGGCCCCACGCGACCAACTTTTCGATGTATTCCCGCGGCGTCTTTTCAAGGCCCCACTGACCGGGCACTCCATAGTCGCGCAGGCCCCAGTATGGCGGGCTGGTGACGCAACACTGAATGCACCCGTCTGGCAGGAGCTTCATGGCTGACAAACAGTCCGCGCAGTGGACGCGGTTGAGGGCGAAGGGGCCGAGTATGTCAGGCACGGCGGCCCCCGAAAAGCTGCCCCTGGCCTTCGCGGTGCTCGGCGAGGGTGAGGCCCGCGGCGGCGGCTTCCAGGCGCGGGGCGCAGATGTCGCCGGCATAGTGCGCGTCAAGGTCGAAGCCGATGAACCGGAAGCCGAGTTGCAGGGCGGCCACGCCGGTAGACCCGCTGCCCGCAAACGGGTCAAGCACAATCCCGCCGGGCGGAGTCACCAGCCGGACAAGGTAACGCATCAGGTCAAGCGGCTTGACCGTCGGATGGTCATTGCCCTTGCCGCGGTCCTGTTTGTCGGCCTTCGCGGTGTAGAAGAAGCGGGCGGCGGAACCGGTTGAGGCGGGAATATCATAATCGTTTATACGTGAGAGGTCTTTCCCAAAGGCTGCATTACTACCATTCGGTCGGCCGCATACGTGCGCGCCACTTGCGGATTGCGGGAACCCCTCCAGCACCTCCGCGCTGCCATCGTGGATGAGGTTGGCGGGGAAACGACCTGGAGGATTGATTATTTCGGCGACTCGCGCGTCACCCCCGTAAATGCCCTTACCCATGCTTCCGGAACGGAGAGTGACGGTCTGCGCAACCCCCACCCTGCTCCCGTCAATGTTCATCGCCCCCGTCCCGTGCTTGAGGACATTGGCCGCCACGGTGCCCTCCAGCGGCTTGCGGGCGACGATGATCGGCTCCCAGGCGGGCTTGAGCGCAGTGCCCCAACCCTGCCACCTGATGGCCTCGCCGCTGATGGCCTCGCCGGGCTTCAGCCTATCGGTTGAGATTGTGCCCTTCGTGCCGCAACCGCCCGGCACTCGCGGCCGGACGCACCCCGCCGCCTTGTCAATCGCCTTGCTCACGTCCAGCGACTTCGGGAAGCCGGAACCGTATACCCACATTACACAATCCCGAATCTCCCAGCCCGCGTCTTCAATCGCGCAGGCCAGCCGGTGAAACGTCCGGGTGCCGCCGAAGGCCAGCAGGTGCGCGCCGGGCTTGGCAACGCGGAGGGCGGCGGCCCAGGTCTCTACCCGGTGAGCAATGCCCGTTTTGTCAAAGTTCTTGCCCATGAAACCGATTTCGTATGGGGGGTCGGTCACCACCGCGTCCACGCACCCATCCGGCAGGAGCTTCATGGCCTCCACGCAATCCGCGCAGTGGACGCGGTTTAGCAGAAACGGGCCGAGGGCGTCAGGCATTGGCGACCTTGGGGATGTAGATTGCCATGTTACCGTTGCCGTAGCGGCGGACCCGGCCGGCGCGGTAGAGCGCCCGCAGTTGCAGGGCGGCGTTGCTCTTGTCGCGGTGAATGACCGCCCCGAGTTCCCGGCTGGTAGGGCCTCTATGCTTTTCGCGCCAGAAGAGCAAGAGGGCGTCGAATACGATGTCCGCTCGCGTCCGCAGGCTCTCCGGCTTCGCCCCCAGCGCCCGCAAGTCGGCCGCGATTTCGGGGGGCACGGTCAGCGGCTTAGAACACCGCGAGAGCCCCGGCAAGGTTCTCACAGGACATTCACCTCCCCGCGTTGCTCCACCAAGGGAAGCCGGAAGGCCCGGAGCGTCCATGCCTCGCGGGATTCCACGTCAAGGCAGAGAAACCCGAAAGAACAGGGCAAGCCGTCGCGCTGGCGGACGCCATAGCGCGAGCCCAGCCCTTGCAACGGCGGGCAGACGGCCGCCAGCCCCATGTCATCCTCTACACGCGCGTAACGGTGAATGTGCGCCCGGATGATGATGTCGGCCTTGTCCTGTTGGCCGAGCGCAGCCCACAAAAGCTGGTTGACCTGTGCGCGGCTTAGGGCGGTGTACTTGGACGCGGTAGAATTGGAGTTGCCGATGAAATGCTTGCAGCAAACTTTCAGGCCGCGGATATCGTAGTGGCCTTCGTCCTCAATCTTCTTGGCCCCTACATCCTTGGCAACCCAGTTCTCCCACTCCTCTTGCTCCCCGACGTGATAGGGCGTACCCCGAACCATGTACGTCGGCGCGCCGACAAAGCGGATGATTTCCGCTGCCATGCGCGCCTGTTCCTCGCGGTCAGTGGTCATTAATTCCACGCCGCCGGATTTTTCACCGCGGCCGTCTACTGCGTCCCCCAAGTGAATCAGACGGTGAATCGGCCAAAGTGCGTCAACGTTGGCCGCGAACCACCGCCAGAGCTTGACCCGTTGCGCCGCTGCCTTGCGGACAGATCGCGGGGCCTGTTCCGGGACAGCGGTATGCCATGCCGGGGGGGTCAGCCCGCTCTTGTGCCCGCAATGCGTGTCAGCGATGAACAGGACGCGCTTTATCATGTAAACACCTCCCCATTTTCCCCCGCCTTGCGGTCTTCGAGCGCGGCAACTCGCCGCCGGTAGATTTCGAGGCTTGCCATGTGGATCGCGCCCAGGAACCGCTCGTAGTGGGCATACCGCTCCGGCTTGGCAAGGATTAGGAGCCGGCAGATGGTATAGTTCAGCATCCCGCCGTAGCCGAGATTGTCTATCTCGGGAAGCGCCTCAGCCAGCGCCTCAATCCGGTGGTCAATCTGCTCGCGGGCATCCCTTGTCACGTACGGCATACGCCCTCCGCTTCCGCCAGCAGAACCTCCGCGTCGGCGACGGTCTGCCCTAGCTCTTCGGCCAGCTTCTTTTCGGCCAACGTCCCCTTGCTTAATTGCCAGCCCGGAAGCAAAGCGAGGATGAATCTGTCAGCCCCGCGGGCAAGCGCCCGAATCATGTCAAGGTCGCCGTCCAGAAAGGCTTGCGGCTCCGCGTCTTCGTCCATGAATGCCGTATTGCAGTGCGGGGATAGCACCGCGTAGCCGACTTGCCAGAGCCGGGCCGCGTAGTGTTCCGCAATCCGAATGTTGTATCGGCGGTTGCCGACAGGACCGGAACGGTAGGGGCCGGCAAGGTAGACTATCACCATCTATTCGCCCTCCAGAAGCTGGTTAAGCAGTTCCGCGTAGCCGCAGAGGTCCACAAGGTTGTCCCGCTTGTGCTTGTGCATTTCGCGGGAGAGCTTGACGGCCAGCATCGCGTAGAGCATTTCGCCGGGACTGACCGGCCGCCCCACCATCGCGGAGTAAATAGCCGCCGTCCGCCCGAAGTCCTCTGCAACCGGGCCATAGGCGGACAGCCTATCCCCGTTGACCAGCCCCTCCGCCTCCAGGAGAATTGATTTCGGCTTCATCGGCGATTCCTCCGCACCCAGCGTTGGTATTCCCTATCGGCCGCGGTGCATTCCCGAACGCACTTGGCATCGGCTGCCAAGATGGCCCTTTCCTTGCGTCGGCAGGCCGCCAGTATCCGGCGATCAAGTCTCTGCCCGGCCCGCCCCCTCGGCTTCACGGGCCAACCCGCCGCCACAAATCCCATAGGGCAATAACTATCTCGACCAGTATTGCGCCGACGATCCCGCCGACGACACCGGCAAGGATAAACACAATCCAAGTCATTTCCCGCCTCCAATCTGTTCCGCCAGTTCTGCCGCGCTTCGGGTTAGCAAGTAGACCCCGCCGGCCTTTGTCGCGCGCTTCTGAAAGTCAACCTGAGCCGGGGACTGCTTGCCCTTGCCCGACTTGCATTCGATGCCCAGCCAGCGACCGCCCGGCAGAATGCCGATGATGTCCGGCACTCCCGGCGTCCCGTGGAAAACGAAAGCGTTATCCCGGAAAATGCCTACGTTGTTGACCCGCCACGCAAACACCCCAATAGCCGCCAGATAGTCAAGGCAGGCCCGAACTACCGCGGATTCCCCGGTAGATGCCTTGCGCCTCATGGCCGCCGGCAACTTCCGGAACATCTCCGCCGGCATGGTGCAGGCCGCAGGAATACCAACGCCGGGTACAAGTTCCTTACCCATTCGCCCTCCCCGTATGCTACTCACCCGCCCCTCCCGGCTGCGGCTTTGATGGCGGCGATGACTTGCGCCGCGACCCACCAGACGATTGAGTTGCCCAGTGCGCCAAGTACGCTGCGGTGTAGCCCATCAACCAGGCCGACAGAGTTGCCAGGCGCACGGCGAATACGCCCGTCAGGGAAAGCGGCCCAGAGGTAATCGGACCAGAAACTTCCGCCAGGCTCAGTTGCCGCCCCGCCGCTATTCGCTTCTCTGTCCGTCGCGCCGATGCGCCCCGGTGCCCGTGATGCGCCTCTTGCGCTTGCAGCGTCGGGTAGGTGCTCACCAGCCCGCCCAGCGTCAACTCGCCCTTGCGCTTGCCGCTCCGGCACTTGTACCCGCCGCCCAGCATCACCGGCGTCGGGTAGAGGGACTTGGGCGCCGGTGTCAGGTAGGTCAGGCCCTTCGCCGGACTGCCCGACTGCCTTTGGTCTGCCTCCTGTGCGGTGGGCCACAATCCAGTACCTGTGCCGGAGTTGCGGGGAGTCCACGGCGCAAGCTGGAATATCAAAAACCGGCCCGACTTCGTAGCCTTTTCCCGCCACCTCAGCAAGTATTCCGTCGAGCCCCACGTCCTCGATTCCAGGAGGGTTCTCGAATAGGCACCAATCGGGCCGGACAGATTCGAGCGCCGCCAGAGCCGCCGGCCAGAGCCAGCGGTCATCGCCCGCGCCCCCCTGCTTCCCGGCTCGGGATGCAGGCTGGCAGGGAACCCCGGCAGTGAGGAGGAAGGCCCCGCGGTATTGCTCTCCGGGGAAGGTTCGCGCGTCGGGGTGGACGGGGACTCCGGGCCAGGCTTTGGCGAGGAAGTCCCGGCATCGGGGGTCGCATTCGCACATGGCGACGGTGCGGATGCCATTGGCTCGGGCGGCAAGGGAGAAGCCGCCGAGCCCGGTAAACAGGTCAACATGCGTCACTCACCGCCTCCCGGCATTTGCGACCACGCGCGGGCGGAGAGCAGGCGGCCGGCGTGCTTGCGGTTGGCCCGCGCCAGGTCGGCGGGGCAAGTGGTTTCGGGTAAGCCGAGCACTCGGCGGTAATCGCAGAGATAGCAGTCCTCGCCATAGGCTCCGGCGGCTCGACATTCGCGGGTCAAGCGCCAGATGGCGTCGCCGTGATTCTTGAAGAAGAACGGCACTCCGGCGGCCACGCACTGGTCGCGGATGCTTCGGACCCAGTCCGGGTGCATCGGCCGCGCGCCGGGTCCGGACTCGCCGCCGACGATCACCCATGAAAGCCCGAGCGCTTCCCGGCACACATCGCACCCAAGGTTCGCCGGAGCACCCTCACAGCCAGGGCGCGCTCCGAGCCAAGGCGACAGGTCCACCGGCCCCAGCATCGGCTCGATGGACAGGAACCGGACGGCGGCGGGCACCCGCAAGAGCAGCGGGATTTTGGCGTCGGCCTCCGCTTGGTTGCAGACGGTGACGCCGGCCCACACGTTGCGGGGCCAGTCGCCGAACCAGACTGACCACTTCGCTATGCGTTCGGCGCGCTTGGTCAAGACCAAGAAGCGCTCCCGCGGGTGCAGGTCCGCAATGTGCATGGTTCGGGAGATTTCATCGTCGGTAACAACCTCATGGAACAGGTCAGCCCACACCGCCCAGGCAGATGCCTTGCGATGGCGCGGAAGATTCAGTCGGTCAGCCCGGAACTTGACGGGCAGGTGGCCGCCGCGCCAGTGCTTTTCCATCGCGCGCAACCAGCAGTGAGCGCAGCCCGGCGAGCAGGGGGTGCAGCCTTCGACAAGCGACCAAGCGCGGTCCCACCAGCGCCCCTCCCCGATCCGGTCAAACACGGCGGGCCTCCCTGTCGATGTCCAGGATCGCCCGGACGCACATGGCGGCGGTATGCAGGAGTTCCTTGCGGTAGGCGGCCTGTCGCGCCGGGAGGTTCGCCGGGTCAGCGCCGCCATAGACGCATTCCAGCGCCGCCTTGACGGCCTCCCCCGCTTCCTCGGCCATGACCGCCGCGCCGTGGATTACATCATCCGGCCAGAGGGGGAACTTGGCCTCGGCCGAAGACACCTCCTGGCGGATGTCTTCGAGCGCCACATCCACGTCGGCATAGTTCGCAAGGTGCTTATGCTGGCTCATTTCTGTGCCTCCCTCTCGACCACGGCCAGGATCGCCCGGATGTCTTGATCGCAGAACCTGCTTCTATCACATCCACTGCACTGCCGGTTCCCGCACAGTTCGCAGAATGCCGCCCGGCACTTCTCGACCAGCGCCTCGTACTTCGGGGAGAGCTTCCTAGCCATTGCCGGCCTCCTTTGCAGCTACTTTCGCGTCCGGTAGCACTTCGTTAGCACTTGCTGCCAGCTCAATCAGGTCCGCGAGATGCGCGACTTGGATGCGCGATTCCGCATCCCCGGCCGCAGCCCAGGACGCAGCCCTGGCCGCAGCCCTGGCCGCAGCCCAGGCCGCATCCCCGGCCGCATCCCCGGCCGCAGCCCCGGCCGCAGCCCAGGCCGCATCCCCGGCCGCAGCCCCGGCCGCAGCCCAGGCCGCATCCCCGGCCGCAGCCCTATCTTCCTGCGAGATTTCCGCGCCCGCAGCTTCCAGCGCAGCGAGCCCAGCCGCGCCGTAGCAGTCGGCCAGTCGATCGTCCGTCAGGCCGCTCCCATACAATTCCAGCGCCCGGTGCGCGCAGTCGGCCGCGAACTCCCGCAGGAGCACGTCGGGCAGTACTCCCTCCCGCAGCAGCGCCCATAGCCGGTCACCCGCGGGGAGCTTGTGAGTCTTCGCTACTTCCAGTGGAGTCGCCGCCCCCGAGGGGAACGCCCGCAACCACTTCTTGCGGGACTCCTCCTGGCCGTAACAGGGGTTCCAACTGAGCATCAGGTCGGTTGTGATTTTCATGTCTTGCCCTCCTTGCGGAGTTCGGCAATCTCGGCTTGGGGGTCCATGGTCAGTCCTTTCGCTTTTTGTGGCAGGCCAGGATCAGCCGCTTGCGCCGGTGTTTGTAAATCCGGTCAATGTTCAAGCGGTATCGCTTCCGGTCCTTGACCCGGCTGCGGGAGTCGTTAGGCACTAGGTTCACCGTTTCGTCTCCACCAGTTTGTAAATCCGGCGGCTTATCCAACCGGCGGGCAAGCGGTCTAGGATTTCAGAAATCTTGTGCGGGTCCGCCTCCAGCCGTTCCGGCCTCAGTCCCCACCAGCCGCCGGGAGCCCAGTAGGCTACGCCGATGAACATGGCACCCATCGGCGGCGCGGGCCGCTCTGAAACCTGTTCGGCCGTGAAAAGCATGTCAGGCATGTGCGGCTCCGCAAAAGAGGGCGGCGGCGGTGTCGTTACCCCGTTGCCCCGCCGCCCCCGACTCGGCAGCCCCGCAGAGTATCCCCCGCGGGCTCTTCGGGCTCGCGTCAAGCGCGGCCCTAGCCGTTACCAAAGCAGAAAACAGCTTGCCGGCTCCATGGCCGGGGCTGATTCTGCCGCAAGCCAAAGTCACGCCTTTTCCTTTCGCGGCCACGAATAGCCGCAAGAACACTTGTGCGCCCCGGAATGTCGGGGGCGGCGCTTACACTCGTGCCGCCAATCGGGCCTATCCCGCAAGGGCTTTGTTTCGCCGCACCACGTCTTCGGCATTTCCACTAGAACGGTTCCTCTTGCTTGGCCGGCTGCAACTTGACCATGTAGACCTTTGCGGCCTCTAGTTCGGAGGGGGTTAGATCCGCCGCGTGGAGCTTGCCGCTGTATGCCATGTTCTTGAGTTCGTCTATCAGGTCGGCCTCCATGCGCCCAATGCGCTTTGCGGTAGCCTTAATCAGCTTGCGGAAGCCCAGGAGTTCGCCGGCGGGCACTTGACCGGCGGAAGGGGGCGGGGATGAAGGTTTTCCCGCCGAAGTTGTAGCGGGTGCGGCCGGGTCTTCTGCCGGCGTGGTATCCCCCGCCCCCTCCTGTCCGGCCGGCGGCTGGGGTAAAACCGTAAAGTCAGCTCGCCGGGTAGTATCCTTGCCTTGCGGCTCTCCCATGACTTCGTCAATGCTGGTCAACCCGACGCCGGTAGCCGCCCGCTTTGCGCGGTTGCTTGCCCGGCGGGATGCCAGCATGGCGATGTTGTCAGCGTTCTGCATGGTGGACATTTTGGCGGTCTTCATGGAGCAAGAGCCGATGTCGGAATAGGTGTAGGTGAACGCCTGTTGGAGCGCCCGGATTTGGTCGGCGGACGCTCCGGGGGCGGACTTCAATGCCTCCAGGAAGCCGGCCTTGTCAAAGTACGTGACAGTGGCCTTGAACTCCCGGCGGTCACCCTCGGGAACGGCAACCGGATCGACGGTGCATCCGGCGAAAACCAGATTCTCCCGCTCGGCCCGCCGCCGGATTTTGTTGTCAAGCCCGGTAACGTTGACATAGGGGTTGCCCCCCATGATGGTAATGCCTTCGGGGGGAATCTCCTCTGCCTTGCAGAGCGCGTCAATCCGCTTGGCAAGCACCGCCGGGATCGCCCCGCTGCCGGGGTTGACAACTAGAGCAATGTCGAAAGCCATTTCCCGTCCTCCTGCGCGCGTTCCGTTGCGGACTTGAACCTCAGTGTCTCCCCATCCCATTCAATCCGGACGCCGGCAACGTCAAACACCTTGCCGGTTAGACCGTCGCCGGGTTTGCCGTTGGCCTCCATGAAAGCGGGGAGAGACAGGACCGCGGGGCAAGCCCCGAATCGCGCCTGGCCACTGGCAACCCGTTCTGAGGCGTCGGCCAGGAGTTCGGCGGCGTCCTGTAGTGTCAACGCCTCCCAAGCGACCTTGCCGGCCAAGTCAGCATCCTTGACGGGCAAGGAAAATTCTATCCCCGGAATGGACCCGCCCGCACCCGCAACCCCCTTGCACAGGTCCGACAGGCGCATGGACATTAGGCCGTCGGCCATTTCGGCCGGGTCTTTCCCGTCCGGCCACGGCCCGCGGCAGCAAGGGCAGGTCTTACGCGCCATTGACTTCCCACAATCTAGCGAGCTTGCGGGCCAGGGAATCGGCGTCTGCCCCCCGTGCGCCCGACAGGATTTCGTCAATGAAGAAGCCGGCGCAAACGTCCCAGTCCGCCGGGTCAAGCACCTTGCGGTGCATGATGTAGTTTGTCAGGAGCCGGGCGGCGGCTAGGTTGTCGGCGTGGCGGTATTCCCCTATCGCCTGCGGGTGCGCCTTGAGCCAGCGGGTTATGCCGTACTCGCCGGCTTGCGTTGCATCGTGGAGCACGGCGAAATAGCGCGCTTCCGCCTCCCGCGCGTCGCGTTCCTTCGCAAGCGCGCTCTCGGGGCTAACGGACAGGGCCGGGATTTCATCCATCGGACGCCTCCGCTTCGTAGATGAGGGCCAGGACGGTCCACATGTCGGCGGCCTCGGGGGTGTAACGCAGGGAACGGTTGGCATCCAAGACGCGGGCCGCCTTTCCCCACGGGTTTTCCCCGTCCCAGTAGCACACCAGGTTGGCCCGGTAGAGGGGGCATGGGTCGCAAAACGGTTTCCCCCGGAACACCCTGCATAGGGCACAACATCTAGGGGTAATGCCGCGATCCTTCCCTTCCCAAACTCTCCTCCAGTGCGCCATGCTCTGCTTGATGGCCCGGAGAGTCGCGGCGCGCGAGGGGGTCATGGCGTCTTCTCCAGTCTGCCGTTGTCATTTACCTTGTACCCGTCGGGCGGATTTGTCGGGCGATACGCGCGGGACAGGTCCGCGCCGGACAGGTCCGCGCGGGACAGGTTCGCGCCGTACAGGTTCGCGCGGGACAGGTTCGCGCCGGACAGGTTCGCGCCGTACAGGTTCGCGCGGGACAGGTTCGCGCCGGACAGGTCCGCGCCGGACAGGTCCGCGCCGGACAGGTTCGCGCGGGACAGGTTCGCGCCGGACAGGTCCGCGCCGGACAGGTCCGCGCCGGACAGGTTCGCGCGGGACAGGTCCGCGCGGGACAGGTTCGCGCCGTACAGGTTCGCGCGGGACAGGTTCGCGCCGTACAGGTCCGCGCGGGAAATGTCGGCCTTCGGGTCCACGCTCCGCAGGGAAGCCGCCAGGAACGCCCGGACCCGCGGGAACATGCAGGCCAGCGACCAATCCAGCGAGAGCCGGAACGTTATCCGGGCTTCCGCGAAAGCCGCCTTGTCGGAACTGTCACTGTGGAGCGGCCCCCGGCCTTCGGCCAGATACAACTCGGCCCCCGGCTTCCACCAGGGGAGCGGGTCACTGGTCAAGTGGTAGCCGCTATGACAGCAGTTCGGCTTGACCTTCGGCGTCCACTTGCCGAGCTTGTAGGTGAAATCCCCGCCATGACAAGACTTGCCGGCGACCAAGACCTTGAACAGCGCCGGCCCGGCCGGTTGCTTTTCCGCCACCCTACACCAGCCTTTCCCAAAGCACCCACACCGCGACCGCAACCACCCCGAAGGCCAGAAGCGCCAGAGAAATGAGCAGCGGGAAATCGTCGGGCCACAAAGGGCGGTAGAAGCAACCGATGGTGGGCTGGCGGCCGGGTCCACACCGGCTATCGGTACCACCGTGGGGGCACTCGGGGTCGGACACGTGCCGCCCCGACCCCCCTGCGTGTCCATTTCCACGCCGCGCCAGTCCCACTGAATGGCAAGCCGCCGCGACAGGCGACGGCCGCTCCGGCCCCTGGGGTAGAGCCGGCAACGTTATCACTTGGTAGCCTCCAGTTCCCGCTCAATCTCCTGCGCTTCCCGCAAGTACCCGGCGGCGTCCGTAGTCTCTGGGTGGCGCTTGGCCCAAGCGCGATAGCGTCGGGCCTTATCGGCCGCCTCCGCCCGCGTCTCCGGCCGCATTTCGCGGCGCAAGTCGGCGGCGAGCACCCGGAGTTCCTTCGCGGAAATCACTTGACGGACTCCGCCGCGGCGATGGCGGTCATAGCCTGCCCCAGCCACTGTGCTTCCATCCCCGCGCTCGCAACGGCCAATTTCAGCGCCGCCAGCAGGTCCGCGTTGGACTTGCGGAGCCGCACAAGCTCCGCGGACAGCAAGGCGTGACTGCTCCGGGAATCGGCGGGGGCATCGACAGCGCCGGGGATCAGCGAATAGACCCCGGCATCCGGCATTGGGCCGGTGCCGGTAAAGATGCACCGGCAATCCCGCCCCACCCCTACCACCTTGACCGTTTTGCAAGCCATGTCAGCCTCCAGCTTCCAGTGCGCGACCCCACTGTTCGGCCATTGCATCGGCAATCCATTGGTACGTCCGGCTGCGCTCTCGCCAGCGGTTCGGACCCGGGGGCATCCGGTGTACGCGATGTTCCCGGCCCTCGACTATGTTTGTCGGCACAAGCGGCGGCAGATTCTTGAGCCACAAGCAAGTCGCCTTTGTCTCCGGGTGGCCGAACTGCCAAGGCTGAATGATTTGGTCGGGCTTGCGCCACTTGCTCGACAGAATGCTTACCGGGTTCTCAATGCAGATGCGTCCGATGGGGGCTTCCGCTAACGCCATCACGAAATCAAGCGCGGCCCGCTGTTCCTTCGTTTTTAGGAAAAACCAGCGCGCCCCACTCACGGCAAGATGCGTACAGGGCGGGTGGGCTATCATTAAATCCCAAGGACCGTCCACCAGTTGCCCGCGCGAAACGGAAACCGCGTCCTGTTGACAGTGCGGACCCGGCCGCTCGGTCGGCAACAGATCACAAGACATGGCGTAGTGCCCCCGCGCGCGGAAAGCATCCCGCACAATGCCGGAGAACTCACAGGCGACAAGCACCCTAGCCACGGACGATCTCGGGGCGCTGTCCGGCGCGCACCAGCCGGTCAAGTAGACGCAGGGCACGCCCGCGGTTTTGCATCCAGAAACGGCTACGCCGACCGGTCGCATCCGTAGTGACAACCAGAATCGGAGCGGCCCCCCGCGCCCTCACCATTGCGTCCGGAATCAATTTGCAAGTCATGTCAGCCTCCTCTCCTACCCTTGTAATCTTATCCGATTCCGCGGAGTTTGTCAAGAGGGATTCCGCCGAAATCCGGCGACGGGCCGGGGCCGTCTTGGTAGGAGAGGGGGGCGTTGCGCCCCTGAATCCCCGGCCCGTCGCGTCCTGTTTGATGTCCATCTTCCGCTCCTACCGGCTTTCTTATAAGCGTATTGTGTGCCAGCCGGAAGGAAAAACGGTCGAACCGTAACCCGCCTAATTACGTGGCTTACGGTTTCGGCAGAACGTTTTAGGCGTCCACTTCTGGACACCCCGGGGAATTTCTATCCGGTCCTAAGTGACCCAATTGCGAGGGTTACGTGTATAGTGGGGAGTATTTCCCCGGTTGGCCGGAGTTATATCGTTCGTTAGTTCCGGGTTGCGTTCGGAATTCCCGAACCGCGAATGAAGATTTGCCGACTCTGGCATGGCCCTTGCTAGTCTACGGTTGCCTCAATCCGCGTACTCGGGCGGGGGCAAGCAGATGTGCTCGTGGGGGTCAAAGCCGGTGTGCGAGCAGAAACAAGTGCCGGCGGCGGAAACCTCGACTGGCTCCGGACTGGGATAACGGAAAGTCGGGAACGTCGCGATCCTCCTCCTGCTTGCGCCGAATTGGGCGTGGGGGGAGGGGGGGGCGTTTCCTGACTTCACCAGACCAGGATGTTGTTGTAGTAGGGGGCTTACGCTGTGGTGATAACCCGGGAATTGCTTGAAAAGGGACAGTCGAGCCGGGGCGGGTGGAGCCGTGAACAGTTCGCCCTTTTGGGCATAACCTGGCCGCCGGTTCCTGGCTGGCCGGAACGAATCTGCGGCAAAGAACTTCCGGACGGAACCGCGTTGCGGTTTCTCCTGCTCCGCGACAAGCACCTAACAGAAAAGAAAGAGGGGTAGGCCATGAGAACGCTACTGATAGCCGCGCTGCTCTTGACCGCGATGCCCTGCATGGCCGGGGAGGCGGCGAAGCCGACGAAGGCGGAGCAGATCCAAAAGCTGGAGAAGCGGCTGGCCGCCCTCCCAGTCATCATTAAGGACTACGAGAAGCAGGCCGCCGACAATTCGGACCCCATGATCGGCAAGAACCTTAAGAAGCTCATTGAAAACCACCGGGCCGAGGCCGGGCGGATACCCGTAGAGATCGCATGGCTCCGGGGTGAGGTCACCCTTGCTGGTTGCGAGGCCAAAGTCAAGGCGGCGCAAGAGGCCGTGGACAAGGCCGCCGAAAAGGCCAAGCCGGACGCGCAAAAGGCGCTGGACAAGGCTCGGGCGGAACTCGAACTGGTGAAGGGCTTTGAAGCCCGGGGCGAGTTCTAGGGCTGGTTAAGGCTCCGCAGTAGCCGGACGCTCATGGTTGCGGCGGCATCTATCTTGTAATCGTACTGCCCGGCGGCGCATTGGATGGTAAGTTGCATCGGCGTATTCGCTGGGGTAACGTCATTGTACGTGTCCCCGGTACGTCGGAAGTGCGGTTGGCCGGTTGTGGATTCCAGATACAGGATAAGCTCTACAGCGTTGGCGCCGACTGTGCCGGAGAGGTCTTTCGTATGCCATGCGCCGTCGGCCGTGAAGGTACTATCGGCGGTTGAGAAATCATAACGGGCAAGGGTCATAGGCGCGGCTGGGGTAGAGGTCAGTTTGAGGCCGTCCCCATCTACAGATATTCCTCCGCCAGACTTGAGTTTGACGGCAAGCCCGCCCGTTGCGCCGGTGTCTACCTCTAGGCCGCTATCGGCTTTGACGGGTACGGCCAACCCGTTTGCGTTTGTGCGGATAGCCCCGCCGTGAGCGTACTTAACGCGCAACCCGCTTGCCCCGCCGGCCGCATTGGTAATCTCAAGGCTGGGGTAATCTTGTGCTTGGTCGTCATAGTTTTTGCCGACCCGTACCCTAAATCCCCTTCTATCCCCCGCTGTTTTCTTGACGGCCTCGATTGAGGGGTAGAGCGTTGCGGTATCGTCAACGGTATCGCCGGGGGTGCCGACAAGTTGCAGGCCGGGGAGGGTATCGGACCTGAGCGCGGTTGCGGCCGTGCCCGCGGTGCCGGACTCGGAGGAAATGACAGGTGCGGTGCCGGACATAACGGAATCGTCGGGGGGTTTGCTTGGGGCGTCGCCGGCCCCGAGGTGTATGACGCCGCCGCCCTTGGTGACTTCTTCGCGCGCCTCTTTTTCAAGGCGTCGGTTCATTTCCAGAATGTCACGTGCAGTTGGCCCGGCCATATTATCTCCCGTCGAGCGTGTATTGGGTGGTGTCCGCCTCGCGGTCCAGCCGGAAGCTGCGGATGCAGGCGTTAAGTTGCATCGCCTGGCGGTTAGGGGCCTCGCCGGATACGGAAAGCTCGCCGACCAAGTGCCCTATCGGCCAGGGGTCTATCCGAAGGCCGGTTAAGACCAGCACCCCGGAAATGTTCGGAGAGTTCTTTATCTCCATCCGGTAGGCCATTTCGGCAGCCAGGGCCGCGGACTCGTTGACAACCATATCGGGAACGGCGGGAGTGCCGAACGTGTCATAGGCGGTAGGCTTGCCGGCCGTCGGATCACCATCGCCGTTGACGGGCAGAACGCAATGGATACGCTCCGCGTTGCGGTATTCGTTCCCGCCGTCAAAGAAGAATTCCCGCGCGCGGGCGCTGGATACGGTCTTGTCCACTACCGCGTCAATCGGCTCCGCGGTTTCAAGTCCCATGGTAACCATGATGTGATAGGCTACGGGCGTGGTGGTGTCCCCGTTCCACGTCCAGGGGGTTGCGCCGGTTCGGGCCTCTTCAGAAAGTAGAATGCCGGTACAGTCGGGCAGAACCGTTACCCCGACGTGGACGGGGCGCGGTTCCCAAGACGCGCCGCCGTTGGTTGACCGGAACACCAATGGGTCAAGGGGCGCGAGCCGGGGGACGCTATCATAGGCCCCGCGCTGTGACCATCCTTGGGTTATGAGGCGGCGCAAGCCTGGGTTGTTGCCGGCGGCAATCATCTTCTTGGCGTTGCCGTTGAATACGTATGTGCCCCAATTGTAGCCGACGGGGACGCGATAGCGGCGGTAGACGTTGCGGTACTTGTCGTCCTTGAGTGCGTCGGCGTTCTTAGCGGCGACAGCGGCCACATAGGCGGTCACGTCGCTATCGGAGGCGTCCATGACCAGAGACGCGGGGGCATCTTCGGCAAACTGCTCCGGCAACGTGGTCAGCGTCGTTTCGACGATTCGGCGGCGGCTTACGGCATAGCCGCGGTTGAACCACTCAGTCTGATCGCGGGTGATTTTCCCGTCTAGCACATCCGGCGCGGCGTCACTGACGGTCTGCCCGTAGTCTCCCCACGTATAGTCTAGCAAGTCGGGAGTTCCGGCAACCGCGCCTAGACCTTCATGGACGTTGAAGCAGACGATATCCGATTTGTTCCCGTCAGCGTTGGGAACTAGCGTCCAGTCATACGGCCCGGCCTTTTGCAAGAGCATGGAGATAATCCGGGCGGTGTCAATGCCGGTGACCGCGAAATCGGACAGGAACACCCGGACGCCCAGCGAATCCACGAAAAGCCAGTATAGGTTGTCGGGGTCGGTTTCGCCGGGAGGCGTCTCGCTGGCCGCGGGCATATTGATAAAGCCGGCCATGGACAGGTGCGCGATTTCAATTGGCGGGCCGGCGAAAAAGTAGAATGCCCGGATATGATTCCAGACGTGGCCGCCCAGCCAGTAATCGGCCCACTCTTCCATCGCGGGGTCAGCCGGGCCGCTCTCCGCCGTCTGGTCAAGCCGGTTAAGCATCGGTTCAACCCATGCGCCCATGTCTTCGCTGTCTTCGCCCAGCGTAGTGCCGATCTGCCCGCGGTCCGGCTTGCCGCCCTCATTGAACGTGGTGCGGAAGCTCTTGACGAATATGGGTGTCGGCACTTCCGGAGCATAGAAGTCATAGATGTATCGGCCGTAGACCGGGGCCTTGCGCATGAAGTGGCGGTAGTCTTCGCAATGCCAGGTGGTGACCGCCGCCCCGAGGTCATAGGTCGGCTTGACTACCACGCCGATGAAGATAGGCCCGAAGGTAGACGGCGCGGCTACAGTGTTAGCCTCTACCTTGACCAGCGAGTCAACGGTAATGTGCGCGCCGGAAAAGAGCGTCCCGGTTTCGCCGTTGCCGGTTAGCCCTTCGTCGAAGTCGGCCGGCGAACCCTGCGACTTGAATCCATCCGCTTCGGTCGGCGCTTTGTTTTCAATCAGGATGCAGACGTTGGGTTGCGGGCCGCTGTAGCCCTGCAACGTCTCGAATTTCAGTTCGGGGGCAAGCGTCCACGTGCCGGGGGCCGCGGGGTCTTTTGTCGCCGCGTAGTAGACCTTGAACTGCTGGACGGGGCGTTTGACGCCGCGAGGGTCGGGAGGCGGGGGTTCGGGCATGTGCGCTCCTAGAGTTGCCGGAACGTGATAGCGAAGTTCTCATAGCAGTATTGCCCGGTTTGGAAGCCACCCGGCTTGAACTCCAGGAGTTCCACGCCGTCTATATCCACGCCCCACCGGCCGAGGGTGTAAGCTGCGCCGTCCTGTGCCGCGTAGATCGCCTCTTCCGCCGCGGCGCAACCCTGCGCGTCGGCGGCGACGATCAGGCCGCCCATGGTGAACTCGCGCGGGCGCGCCCCACCATCAACCGACTCTATCCCGTCAATCCCCATGAATTCGTGGTCAACCATCGCGCGGCGGGTTGCACCAGCCGGACAGGATATCCACATAAGTTCATAGTCACCGGGGGTTGCACTGGGCGGCGTGAACTCTCCGTTGAAGGTGAGCCCGTTGAAAGTAATGTCCGCCATTTACAACCATCCTCTCGCGCGGAAGAGCGCAAGCCCCAGCTCTTCGGCCTTGCGGGCGCAATCCTCTTCGGTCGGCGTGGGCAGCGGGGGCCGCGGGGGCATGTAGCCCGTGCCCCACTGGTGAAAGCCGGCATAGTTGTTCTGCCCGGTGTAGATGATGAATGAAACGTAGCCCGGCCCGCGGCCTATCGTCGGGTTCATGGCGTCGGCCTGTAGTTTGCCGGTTCGGCGCTGGTCTTGGAATGGGTTGTACCCGCGGGAGAGTTTGTCCCGCACGGTAGACGGTTTCAGCGCCGCCCACGGATTCGGGTATCCCATGATGGAGAACGTTAGGGACACAAGGCCGCCCTCTTCGCACATCCAGGCAATAAGCCGGTCCTGTATCAGCTGGTCTATCTCGGCCGCCGGCGGACTCGGGGCGTTGACTTCGGTGTGATAACCCATTAGCGCCCCGTAGACCCGCCGAAACTGCGGTCATCAGTGATAATGATTTCTTGCGGCGTTGCACTGGCGCGGCGCGCCCGGCTCTTCTGGTATTCGGCCCACTGGTTCTGACTGACACCGCGGGTTCCCAGCATCCATGATTCCCCGAAGGCGCTAACGCCCTCTTTCTTTTGTGCGTCCGAGAGCGCAAACCCGGCGGCTTCTAGGTCGAGCGCGCGCCCGAGGTTTTCGGATACCCTTTTTGCAGCCCGTTTCTGCGTCGCGCCCTGCGGGGCGGTTGACGGGGCAAACCCGCCCCAAGACTGGTCCGTTTCGGCGTTGAGGGCCGCGAGTGCCGACTGCTCCGGGGCGTTCCCGGCGGCGGCCCCCGCTTTTAGCGCGGCTACGCGCCGCCGACCAGACGCCATAGCAGACCCAAGATCACCCTTCTCCATGGCTTCTGCGGCGGCAGACGGAGTAAGCCCGGCCGCGCGGGCCTGACCCTCCACGAGAGCAAGGCGATTCCGGCCGTTGGGTCCAAGGTCAGCTATCTTGCCGCCGAGAGTGGCCGCGCCGCGATTGATTTGGTCTAGCGCGGCGTACCACGCCTTAAGTTCGTTTTTGACCAGCATGGCCGCGCCGAGAATGCCGCCGCCGATGCCGAAGAGGGCCAACAGGCCGCGTCCGGATCGTTCAACGTGCCGGAGCTCGGTATCCCACTGGCGGAAGGTCTTGGAGCCCTCGGCCGCTCCGCCACCGCCCCCGCCCCCAGCGCCACCGCCCCCCGCGCCACCGCCGCCAGATATCCGGCGCATGGTCTTCTCAAACTCTTCCGCCTTGGAGTTGGCGGCTATGAGTTCGCTGTAGTCGAATTTCAGGGCAGCGTCAAGGCCCATGGGTTAGCTCGCTTTCACGCCGCGGGCCTTGCAGAACGCCGCAAGGCCGGGGAGCTTGGTGGTCTTGGTTAGAATCCAGAATGCGTCCCGTGCCGCCGTTTCGTCAAGGTCCGCAAGGTTCAAGCCTTGCGCGCGCAGGCAGGCGCGGAGATAGCGCATTTCCGCGGCGCTCAGGCTTCGGTATTCGGGGGCTTCCACAAGAGCATCCTAATCCGGCAGCACGTCTCAAAGTCGAGCCCGTGCTTCGCCGTCTCCTGGTCAAGACCCGGAGAGAAGAGCGCCAGGGCCTCAAGCGCCAGCTTGAAAAGCACGTTTTGGATCTCGCCCTGTTTCATCTTCTCGTAGTCTATGGAGTCAATCAGGCCGCGGAGCCCGTCGCCGCGTTCATCGCAAGGGCAGGAACCTATCTCCGCCTCGCGGCCGTTGGTTAGGAGCAACTTGGTTCTACTTGACGGCATAGGCGGTCACCCCCTGGTCAAGCACATCCCCGGCCTTGCAGTCGGCCAACTTCGGCACGTTGCCGCCCTTGATGTCGGCCAGCCGGTAGACGAAATTGCACTTGCGGCCCCGGCAATAGGCGACGGCGTACTTACCCCGGACGGCCAGATCGCCCAGCTTGGTCACCGTTTCCCCCGTCTGGTTTGCCAGCCAAAGGCCGATGTTCGTCATACCGGGGAACATCTTTTCATCAAAGGTCAGCGCGGCGTACATGGCGGCCCTCCTATGCAACCAAGTCGGTAACGGCCAGCGGGTCAGCGTCACTAACTGACTGGCACTCAAAGTTCAAGACGGTATTCGCGTCCAGCTCGGCGTGTTTGACGTTGGCCGAGTCCCCCATGAACCGGCAGTTGCTAAAGACATACGCCTTGCCGGTTCCCCCCGGTACAGCCGAGTTGACATGGACGGTCAACGTCCGGGTAGTCGCCCCCTGCGCGAAATAGGCCATCCATTCGGCCGAGCGCGTGTAGATCGCGGCCCCGGTAGTCAGGTTTGCCACGTCTACCAACTGCTCTTCGGTAGCATCGTCGGCGGTGCTGGTGATTTCGTCGCCGCCCTCGGTCGGCGCGAAGCCGGCCACTTCGTCTATCGTGTCCGCCCCGAAGGTGACCAGGGAGATATCCTTGAAAAGAACGGCCTCGACAGTCATAGCAATCTCCTAGCTCTGCGCCAGCGGGCAGGTATCGCCGGCCGGGCAGAAGCCCCGGAACCGGATGGAAGCCGCCGCGTCCACATCCGCGTGTTTCGGGTGCGCCCCGCCTCCCATGCACCGCGCATAGGTGTTAGCGCCGTCGCCCAGCGTGAAGGTGATATTGCCCCCGCCGGACGCGCTCTTGACCTCCACGGCCAGCGAGCCGTATGTCCCGCGGGCCGGGGCCTTCGCGCCTGCCCCGGTGGCGCCGACAGCTTGCGGGAAGTTCTTGAGATAGACCGTCGCCCCGCTGGTATGGTCGGTGCTGTCTACGATTTCGGGTCGCTGGTTATCATCGGCGCTGGCCGCCAGTCGCTTCCCGCCGCGCTGGATATCCACGGCCACCACGCCGTCAAAGGCAAACTCGTTTTCATCCGAGTCCGTGAACACGCAAGAAACGATATCGCGGTAGAGGGCCATGGGTTACTCCTTGTCCTTTTGCTTCTCTAGGAAGCGCTGGCGTTCCTTGCGCTGGTCAGCGACAGCCGCGGCCAGGAGCAGGGGCGGAATCGGCAGTAGGTAGCCGGTATCGTTCACGTGGAAGCCGGTAGTAAAGATGTAGGAGCCCGGCCGGGTGTGGTCAAGGGCCTTGCGGACGCCCTCCCATTCCTCTTGACTGCGGATAAGGGCGTAGTGGGTTGCGCCGAAGCCGTCAGGCGCCAGGCCCGCGCGGGCGGTGATAGGCTGGTAGTACAGCCAGTTCACGTCCTCTTCCGGCCAGCCCGAATCAAAGGCGCGCCCCATGCCGGCGATGGTTGACCGGAACGTACTGCGCTGGTGAGTCAGGAATGCCGGCTCCAGGCCGCCGGCCGCGGGGGCAAACAGTTCTGCCGCCTCTTCTGCCGCCTCCACCGCCATAGGCCCGGCGGTGGCGTCTACGATGGTCATGGATTCCTGGTGGGTTTTCTGCTCTACGGCCCGAATCACGTTGTCAATGAAGCTGGCGGTTGCGGCGAAGTCGCCGCGCCCCATGGCTTCGTCGAGCCCGTCCAAGAGGTCATCTAGCTCGCCGTCCACGTCTCTGTACTGGCCGGGGTCCATAAGAATGTCGAGTGCGGTAGCCTTGACGCCCTTTGCCAGCGCGGCCTCGCGGGTGACGGACTTGCGGAGCCCCTTGACGGCCTTGCGGGTCACGTCGGCGGCCTCTTCTTGGGCCTCGCCGATGATGGACGCCGGGCCACCGCGGTCAAGCCGATAGCGGCGGTTGAACACCTCCACTACCGCTTCCGGGTCTTCTGCGGCCTGGCTGTTGACTACGCCCAGCTTGCCGAAAACGCGGTCCTTGAACTCCCAAAGGCGCTGGTCAGTCCGGTTGCGCGCGCCTAGCACGGCCTCATCCCAAGGGTCTATCGTATCCGGCAGTGACGCCAGCGCCGCGGCGATGCCCCGCCGGGTTTTGCGCGCCTCGCGTTCAACCGCCGCAGAGAATTTCACCCATTGCCCCTGAATACGGGCCTCAAACTCATTGACCCCCAGCGCCAGAGCGCCGAAGTAAGCCGCCCAGGCTTCCGCGCGGCCATCCTCAATCTCCTCGCGCAGATCATCATCCGCCTCCCCGGGCATTTAGATGGCCTCGGTGTACCCTACAGCGGCCCGGATAACCGTCGCCAGCGTGTCCTTTGCGATTACTTGCGGCTCGGCTACGCTAACCCGCAAGCCGAAGACGCGGGCGCTCCAGTTGACCCCGGAGCCGTCCGCCCCGGACATAAGCTCCTGTTTCAGCGCCTCCACAAAGTTTGACGGGGCGGTTAGATCGTCGCTGGCCGACTGGTCAAACGCCTGCACTACCGTCAGTTCCGCAGTGAACCTGCCTTGTGAATGCTCCCGGGTAAGGGGTGTCAACTCGTAGGGCACGTATCGGCAGTAGACCACCGGGCCGGTAGCGAGTATGCCGGACAGCGGCGCGGCGTCGGTATGCAGGAACCGGCCGCGCTTGACGTGATCGGCCAGATTGCCGGAGACCGCCGCGGCCAGCGTTGCGCTATTAAGAATCGCCACGTATAGGTCGGCAAGGAACTTGGTATAGGAGCCGGAGGCGGTGCTTGCCGCCGGCCCCGCGGTGAACACTTTGATATTTGAGAAGCTGCGCCCGCCGGTTGCATCTTGGCTGTACGCGCAGACAAGGTAGGTGACGCCGGCGGTTAGGCCGGTTTTATCCACTACGCCGTCGCCGGTTCGGGAGCCACCGGAAAGCCAGGTGTTCCCCGCGTCGGCGAAGGTGGAGTATAGCACCTGATTAGTAACCCCCGCGTCGCCGTCAATCGTGACGCGCATGGACGTGTCAGTCAGCCGCGCGACGGTGATATCCGGCGCGTTGGGGTAGGTGACGGGTCCGCCGCCGGCGAATTCGCCGACCAGTGCGTTGTTATGGATTTTGTAGCCTGTACCGTCTTCGACGTGCGCGATTCCGGGGTCAACGTTGCGGGTCGCTTCGTCGGCGGCGGAGTAAATCTTGTCTCCGGTACCGACGCGGCTAACGTTGAGTTGCAACCAAGCCGCCGGCCCCCCGTTGGCCGGACTCGGGACAGCGGAAAGCGGGGTCACTACGGTATTCCGGCTGGCTTCATCTGCCGCCGAATATATTTTATCCCCCGTGCCAACCTTGCTTGCCCCGAGTTGCGTCCATGCCGCCGGGCCGCCATTCGCAGGGCTGGGGACCGCAGAGAGCGGCGTAACGACCGTGTTCCGCGTCCCCTCCAATGTGGCGTAGGCCGCGTCTGTGGCGACCAGGTTGGAGAGGTCGCCAGTCAGGCCCAGCCCGAAGGCGACGGGGCGGACGTTGCCGACCCCGAGGTTGGCGATATTCCAGTTTCCGCCGGCCGTGCTAACCACTTGGTTGCCGGTATGTGCCTCAGCCACTTCCGTACCCGTCACCGCGCCGGCAAAGTTGGTAAAGTTGACCGAGGACTGAGCGCCAGTCGGCCACGTCACCCCGAAGGCGTTGACCGTGCCCTCGTAGGCGCCGATTGAGGGCGTGGTCGCGTGGCGGGCGTTGCCTTTGATGTCGGTCGCGTCGGTCGTGTCCGCGCCGGCATGCCAAAGGACCGAGGAGGTCCGGATGCCATAGCCAGCGTCGAAGAAGCCGTTGTCGTTCTCGTTGTAGAACGCCAGTTGCGCGCGGGTCAGGGAATTCAGGCCAGCCTCGGAGCCGGTCGCATCGGTCGCGGCGCACTTGGTGTAGGTGCCGTTGGTCTTGGTCGCATAGCAACTGCCCGCGCAGTCGAACACAAGGTTATTAGTATAAGTAACACTCTTAGACGCATTGGCGATGCCCGTGTTGGTCCGGCCGATGGTGCAGTGCGATACGGTACTGGCCGCACCGGTATTGTTGCCGAATGTAATCCCCGAACTGCCGCCGCCCATTGCGAAATCGGTCAAGACACACTCGGAAAAAACGAAAGTCACAGCCAGAGTAACCGTCGAGTAGTCACCGAAGAAGCCGCCCGCGCCACCCGAGTACATCATCCGGCTAAAGGTAATCCCGCCGCCGGCGGTCCCCCCGGTGGCCTTCCAATAGAACGCGGCGGAGACATATCTCTCCCCTACCATCGTCAGGTTTTGCCAAGTCACTGCCGCCGTGCCGCTGAGGTCGTCACCAGCATACCAAAAATAAGATGTGGCCGAGTTGCCAAGGCTTATCTGCTGATTGGCCCGGCCGCCCCAACAGGAGAATACCTTGTTGGTTGCGCCGACCGAACCATTATTCAACATCGATCCGAGCGTATCCCGGTCCCACAGAATGCAGGTGTCGCCATTGTTGGCCGCTGACACTATCGCCGCCCGCGCCAAATTGAACGACGTGTAGTAGTAGACCGTGGATTGCCGCTGCGGCGAGAAGCGGTGGGTGTTCAGCCACGTGGACCCGGAATAGGTCAGGTCCACGTCAATGTAGAAGCCGGCGGCCTCGGTCCCACCAGTCGCCAGAATCGCGGCGCTCTCCGGTGTCCCGAGGGACACATTGGCAACGTAGTGAGAGGTGGTCAGCGCGGCTTGCAGAACGCGGTCCAGCGCCCAAGCCGGCCAGGTGATTCTCATCTTGCCGTCGCCGCGGTCGCTCGTGGCGCAGACGGGCGGGTAGCCGGCGATGTAATCGTTACCCATCAGCGCACCGGCTTCAACTTGCCGTCATCGGGAGCGGCCAGCAGGGCGTCGAGTTCGGCCTTGCCGACGACCTTCCCGGCGGCGATGTCCAGCACCGCGGCATCGGTGTAGCCGAGGTCCAGGAGCGCGGCGCGGAGCTTCGACGTGGCCGGGCCGGCGAGTTCGTCAACGATGGCCGGCAAGCCGAGCTGCGCGCGCACGTCGTCGGGCTCAAGGTCTTCCTCGGCCCAGGCGAAGGTCACCTTGTCGAGCCCGCCGAAGGGCCGCGCGGCCAGGTCCGCCTCGCAGCGGGCATCCAGCAAGTCGCCGGTCATCTTGTCGCGGAGCGTCTCGTAACGCATCACCCGCCCTCCTCGCCGAAGCGCTGGGGCTCGGGCAGGCCGGCCAGCAGCCGGCGGCGCTCGCCGGCGAGGGCCAGGTCGAGAGTCACGGGCTGACCTCCCCGAACTTGCGCGGGCTTGTCCCGAAAGCTCTACACTTGTGTATAAGTGTCATTAGAATTTCCCTCGGGCGCTGCCGGGCTTGCCGCCCTCGGCCTCGTAGGATCGTGACGCGCGGAGTTGCACATAGACGCCGCACTTGGGACAGCGGACCTCTGCGGACGCCCCCTCAATCAGCGCATAGGCGCTTACCGCCTCCCCGCACTGACAGGCAAAGGACAGCCGCGGGCCGCCGTTGTCATTCTCGAAGCGCGCGACAACGGGGAGCGGGCCGGGCATTCTCACGTTATCACTTTCCAAACTTCAGCCACCCCAAGACGGCCAGCGCAACCGCTCCGCAAGCCGCCCAAAGCGCCTTGACCTTGACCGTGCAACCGGAACAGCGCTTTTCGATCTCAGTAAGCCGCGTTTCGTGCCGGCCGACAAGAAGTGCCTGGTCAACCTGATTGCCCTCTATTCGGTCAAGCACTTCGATTACGTGCTGGTTGACCCGCGCTTGCGGGGCTTTCGCCAGCGACTCCATTTCCTGAAAGGTCAGTTTCGTAGCAGCCACGGTCAAGCCTTCGGCGGGCAAGCCGGCGTCGGGTCGAGCGTCTGCACAAGCGCGTGGAGCGCGTCGGCATTGCCGTCGGCCAGCGCCTGAGTCGCCACTACCTGTTTGATTTCAAGCGGGCTGGTGTCCGGGAGCGCGTTATAGTCCCTGATGGCCTTGACCAGCGTGGTCCCGACAGCCCCGGCGGCCTGGATAGCACCCTTGGCCAGCGGGTAGCGGCCCACCGCCAACCCAGCCGCCCCGGTGATAATCGCCGCCCACGGAATCTGCCAGTACCACTTGAGCCCGTCAGCAGCGGCTTTCTCGCGCGCGGCAGCCAAGTCCTTGACCGCCTGCACGTCGGCGTTGACCTTCGCCTCTGCGGCGATAAGCGCCGGGGCCAACGTGGCGAGCTGGTCAATGACCGCCTGCGTGACGGGCACCCCGGCCGTGACCTTGAGCACGATGGCGTCGTACTCGGCCTTGAGCGCCTTGTGGGCGTCCACGTGGGCCTGCGCCTGCTTGAGGAGGTCGGCGGTCTTGGACTCAAGGGCGGCGATCTGCGCCACTGCCGCGGGGGTCAGCCGCTGGCATCCGCCAGTCAAGCAAAGCGCCCCAGCCAGGACCGCCAGTAAAGCAAACTTTCTCACTTGTGCCCCCTTCGCTTTTGCCGCTTCCGCGGCCCGCCCTTGGCAATCAGTAGCCGGATACGCAACCGCGTCTTCAGGCGTACCCACTCGCGCTTTAGCCATTTCAAGGCCCAGCCCGGCGAACGAGTTTCGCAAGCGCCGTGACGTTGTAGACGGCCTCCAGGCCGGTCATATCCCAAGAGCCCTCTCCGGCCGGCACGGTATAGTACCTGTCGGCCGCGGTAACTTGGTTAACCCACCGGATGATGTCATTTTCAGAGATAGCCCCGGTGAACGCGCCGGTCCCGGCCCGCGCGTCTGCGGCTTGCCGCGGAATCTCAAAGCGCCGCCGTTCCGGCTCCACCACCAGCCCGCTTACCATGTGCGGGTTAGTCGAATCCTGGTCAGTCAAGCACCACAGGATCACCTCGGCCTCACCGTCATGGGCAAGGCCGATTTGGGAGCCTAGCGCCTTTGCGGTTGCCAGCGCCGCGGCGGCGATAGCGTCGCGTATCGCGTTGCGCGCGTGACCGTCGAGCAAGGTAGCCGGCGCGGCCATTAGCGCACCAATCGGCCCGTGCTGTCGCCGGAGCCGTCAAGCGGCTTGACGATATCCGGGGGTGCCTCTTCAATTTCAATGCCGACCAGCTTGCAGATTTCGGAGCGGAAGTATTCAATTTCCTTGGCGTAGTCAATGTTTGCGCCGTAGGCCCCGCCGACCACCTTGAGGCTCGGGTTGCTCTTGCGGGCAGTATAGGCGTCGAGGTAGGTTGCCAGTTCCGCCAGTGCGCCAGCAGAGAGCGCGGTCAGCCGGGTGTCAATGTACCCCTTGGCGGTGGAGTACGTCCAGATAATGGAGGTGGTTTTGATGTCGAAGACGCTAAACCAATTCCACCGGACGCGATAGCGCGTATTGCCCTCCCCCTTCAGGCCGACGGCAAGGTAGCACTGCTGGGTTTCAGAAGCGGTAAGCGCCATGTCAGATTCTCCCCAAGTGAACGGCTAGATAGTTCCGGGCGCGCGCGGGGTCCGGCGTTTCAGACACATACCGGAGCACCTGGCCGCCGGCGGCGCGCGCCATGGCGGCTATCTGCTCGCGGGCAAAGGTGGAGCGCGCGTCAATCATCGCGTGAACCTCCGGGATAGACATTCGCGGGTCCGGCCCGGTCGGCTCGTTAAAGTGCAGGGCGAAGATACCGCCCGGCAAGAGCGCCGGGATAACCCCGCAGAGTTGCGCTTGTAGGGCTTCGGCCGGCATGTGCGGGCTAACCCAATAGGACAGCGCCAGGTCAAAGGCGTTCCCCGGCAAGTGCCGCGGGTCAAGGTAGCCGGGAACCGGGACGCGCCGCAAGGCTTCGGGGCAGATATCCAGGGCGGAGCACAGCCAGCCGCCGCGCGTCAGTTCCCGTATCCACTCGCCGGTGCCGACGCCGATGCATAGTATCCGCGCGCCGGGCTGTACCAGCGGGCCGACGCCCAGGAACTCAATGTGCGTCTGGAGCGTGGAGCCCGACAGCGCCCCCGAGTCGCCGGGTTGGCAATGCACCCGCGCCCAATAGGCGGCGAGTTCGGCCTTGACGTTCACGCGGCCACCTTCGGCCATACGGGCTTACCATCGTCGCCGTAGATTTGGCCCACGAAGCCATCGTAAGGCGGGTGCGCGGGGAACGGCTCGGCCGACCATTGCAACGGCACAATGGAGCTATGCGTCAAGAGGCTCCTGGATACGTGCGGGTAGATAGCCGATTCCATGAAGCGCTGATCGTCCATGTAAGACGCCGACTGACCGCAGCGGGTCGTAACCGCGCCGTAGAGCGCAATGGGGATCGCCAGTTCCTTGATACCCCACATGCCCCCCATAATCGGAACGCTCCGGTGATACGGGTGGTCATGCATGGAGTGGGCGGTTTTGCCGGAGTCAAGCCAAGCTTTGACGGCGGCGGCCTCCCGGACGTTCAAGCGGCTATCGGCATCGCGGAAGATGATGTGACTTGCCGCGGGGGCATCCCAAATCGCCAGGAGCCGCCAGAACATGCCGGAAGCCCCGAGGCTCGGCCCCATGCGTACAACGTGGACGCCTAGCCGCTCCAGTTCGGTCCCGTCCAGCCCTTGCTCCAGGTATACGCGCATGTGCCAGTCCGGATAGACCGTCGGCCAGAGCCGGGCGTTTTCGACGGCGCCCTGGATATAGCGCGGGGCGTCGCCATAGACGCAGAACGAAATGATTTTGAGGCTCATGGCCGCGCCTCGAAGAGCCGGTTGCCGATGGTGGTTGCGTGGAGCCGATAGCCTAGCTCCACAAGGTATTCGTCGGGGCACTTCGCCAGGCTCGCCGGGCGGCTGGCCCACTTCTCGGTCATAATCGGATTGGTGGTAAACCCGCCCTCCACGCAGACAAGGCGTGGGCGGTAGCGCTTCCAGTCGAGGGTTTGCAGGACTATCAGGTCGTAGCCTTCGCAATCCACGGTGAGGAAGTCAATGTGCCGGTCCTTGGCGTGTTCGTCGAGGATTTCGGTCAGCGGGGCCAGGGTAGTAACCTGTTCTATGAACGTCGCGCCATACTGGCCGATGCAGCGGTCCCGCCACTCGGGGTCAAGCGTGGAGAATTGCGCGCGGGAGGGCAGCGGCTCGGTGTAGAGCGTCGCCATGTGGCGGTAGGGGCCGACGGCTAGGTTAACGCAGGTAACGTCGGGGCGGTCCCTGTACTTCGCGGCCAGCGCGGCAAAGGGCAGCGCCGACGGTTCAATAAGCAACCCGCTCCACCCGCGCGCCAGTAGCTCCTCACTGCAAGAATTCAGGTGCCCGTCGTTAGCTCCCACGTCTACCACGAAGCCCCGCGGGGTGTCCTTGAAATAGGCCGCAAGCACGGCGTCTTCTGTGTATTGACTAGGCACAGGCCGCGATCCTTTCGCGCCAGTAGCCGAGCGTTAGCTTGTGCATGGCGGGGGCGTCGAAGCGGGCGGCAAGCACCGGGCGCTCCGCCGCAAGCCGCTCCGGTGTCACTTCGGCCCAATCGTCAACCAGCAGGGCCGGCATGTCATCTAGGACCTTCATGGCCCGTGACCGCTTGACCACGGGGATACTGCCGAGCGCTATGGCCTCCCAATGCCGGTGACAGTCGGGGCCGGCTCCGGGCGGCGAAAGCACGTAGTCACAGGCGGCGATATCGGCGTAGAACTTTTCGGGCGGGACTTGATGGGCAGTCAAAACCCAATCCCGCCAGGCGGGCCGGGCGAAGTGATACCACGTATTCAGCCGGTCGGCCATCGGCCCGTAGGCTTTGTGATGCTTGCAGAAGTTGACATAAAGCGCGGCCTTGGCTGGCGGGCGCGGCTGGCGGGCTTGCTTGACCAGACAACCGAGCATGTCAGCGGAGGAGATGAACCCGATAGGCAGGGCCTCTACCCGCGGGCTGGCGGTGTCTACGTTGTTTGAGAACCAGCGAAGCACGTTGGCCGGGAGTGCCGCGGCTACGGTGTCCGTTACTGAGGCGTCACTGAAAGAGGAGAGCAGAACGCAAGGCCCGCCACGGGCCAGGGCATCAAGGTTCTTGCCGACGAAGTGCGTCCGGCAATACCGCACGGCCCCGGAGTCGGGGACCGTCTCCGCGCGATGATCCGCGCCGGCCAGATCGGCAACCCGCTGGCAGTCTATCCAGTCGGCTTGCCAGTCGAGGTTCACTTGTAGCGTTCCTTGAAAGCGACGGAGAGATTGGAGTGCCGATCCCATTGATGAATAACGCAGGGGATACCCGCTTCGTTATGAAGCAGGCCGTTGGCATCCGGGGTCAGCGACTCGCGCGGCAGATAGCCGACGGTGTAGACCGGCCCCTTCTCATTCTCCCAAATCGTACAATTTGGCTCTGCGGTGTAGAAGCCGACTTCATGCTGCGCCTGGTCAGTCAGCATGAGGTTATGGCCCTTGCGCGGCCCCTTGAAAATCCGGTCCCAAAGGCGGAAGCAGTAGGTCGCGACTTCGGCCCCGCCGCCGGCGATAGTGCCGGAGCAGATGATAGGCTTCGTGTGCAGCCGGGTCAGCATTTCCGGGCCGAAGTAGCCGGTGACGGCTGGGCCGTTATACGGGCAGTCACCGATGGTCATTAGGCGGCATTCCTCGAAGGAATGCAGGCCGGTTGCGGGCATGTTCTTGGCCGGGTCGGTTTGCCAGATAAGGTCGCGGAGGTCGCAGACGATAACCTGATCCGGCATTTGCGGGAGGTCGCGGAGGTAAATCCAGTATTCGCGGAAGCGGACGTTGCCGACGTGGAAGTCGGCGGGCACGATGAACGGGAGCCACTTGACGCGCAGGCCCTTGAAGCATGGCCAGTTAGCCGAGCCGTCACCCAACAGGACAAGTTCCCCCGCGTAGCCTGTGCGGGCAAGGGACACGGCGAAGGGGCGGACCTGCTCCTCGGTGTAGTGCGTTGCGGCGGCCAGGATGATGCTTGTCACTTGCCCGCCTCCTGCACAAACTTTGCCAGTTGCCGATAGCCGTCAAGCCAGTTGGGGGTATTGGCGTCGTAAATCCAGTGGAGCGTTACCGGGGCGCCGCAGGGCTCGAAGTTGTTAACCACGTCCCAGATGCGCCCGTAGCTGCGGCCGGAAAGGCTCAGAACGATGGACAGGCGACCGGGCTTGAGGTGCCGCAACCCGGCGGAATCGGCAACTTCGTTCATCCCGTGTACCCACTGGACGCGCGTATTCCCGAGCATGTCAAGCAGTGGCTGGGTGTAGACGTTGAACGGGCAGATGAAATGCCGGGGATCGTATCGGGTTATGCGCTCCATGATGGCGTCGCACTTATCATATTTGGCGCGGAGCGTTGCGGCGTCGGCGTCGCCGAACTCGCCTTTGCCGCCCGGACCCCACAGGACGCCGACCTTTTTCCAATCGCCCGGCCAGCTAAAGCCGTGGTCGAAGCCGTGCATGACCGCCGCGCCCGTCGGGCCGAGGTGCTTATTGAGCCAGGCAACGTCAAAGCCCGAGTCGAGCAACAGCGGCGAAACCCCGAGGATATACTGGACGCCGGCGGCGTTGAAAATGTCCAGCGGCTTCTCCAGCCAGATATAGTCAACGTCGCGGCCCCGATGCCCGTTGGGGAAATCGTCAAGGCGGATTAGCGGGGCGGTCATTTGGACACCAGATAGCCGGGGAAGTTAGCGCCCCAGCGGGCGCGGTAGAGCGTTTCATCCGCGCCGATAGTGGCCTTGATCCGCTCGTGGTGCGGGGCCTCGACGCGCGTCCGGGTCCAGTGGTTATGCCGCTGGCAGAGGTTCGGAACTTGGTAGAACCGCTCTAGCTTCTTGGCAACGTCTTGGAGTTCCTTGTCACAGAAGCAGTGGTTGTAGCCCTCGAAGTACGGGCCGGAGCCCCCATAGGTCCGCTCGATGAACTGGCGGCCAATCCAGGGGGAAATGCAGCAGGTATCGAAGGCCCCGAACTTGTCACCCGTCGGCTGCATAACCCCGTAGTCATCGGGGAAGTGTTTGTGGTATCGGTCAAGAATCTCCGGGCCGGGCGTCTGCGGGTCGGGCTCAATGTCATCGCCGGCTACGCAGACAACCTTAGCGCCGCGCTTGATAGCTTCGGCGCACAGCATGTTAGCCGCCGCCGGGAAGCCGCGCCACTTCTCTTGACGGATGATGAAGTCGGCCCCGGGGATATCGGCTTCGCCCTCGACCAGCAAGCCGACGTGATAGCTCAGGTCGCGCCACTTGGCAACTTGCCGGGATGCAATCTCCGGCTGGCACGTGGGCCAAACGACCCACGGCTTATTGCGGTAGACCTTCGGAGCGCCAGCGGCATTGATCTGCGTCTTGAATCGATAGGCCCCGCGGGTGTGCAGGATGATAGGCTTGGCCTCGGGAATCAT